GGCGCTGCGTTTCACCGTACATCTGCGTGCGCATCGAGTCGGCCTGCTGCCTGAACGCCAAGCGCTGGGCATCGTTACCCAAAGAGTCGGCAATCTTCCCGGTGACCTCGTCAAATCGCTCGGTGTATTCCGTCGAAAGGTCTTTCCCGCTTTCCCGGTTGAGTGCGTTCCAGCCCTTTTGATTGAATGCGCCGTTGTCCTTGTCGTAGAGGAGATTGAACATCTGCTCCTTGGCCTCGTTGCTCGCCCGGATGACGCGCAACTGGTTGGCCTCATGCTGCATGTCGACCGCAATCCTGCCAATGCCGGCAGACGCCTGCTGCATCATCTGGCCTTGATCTTGAGCCTGTCGGCCAGCAACGTCCGGCATGGCCGGCGCATCCATGCGCGGCGAAGGTTGGACGGTCGGCATGACCTGCGGATTGTCGTAGGTGGGAACTCGCATGATTAAAACCTCATATTCAGGCCGATGCCGCCTGTACCATCAAAGCCAAAATTTGATTTCCCCAATGAGAGTCCGCCACCAAGATCTCCTCCAGTGCTTGGCGAGTCGAACAAGCCGGCCTTGTTCATCAGATACCAGTTGCCGGCAACCGAAGTTGCGCTGCCGAGCAGCGAGGAAACCATCGAGCCGAACGGAGAAATATTGCCGGCCGTCGCGCGTTTAATCCGTGCCTCATTTTGGTAATTGACGCCCTGGGCGCGGTATCCCCAGGCAGCACGTACGGCGTTCGCCTCCGCCGTGTTCATGTCGATTTCCTTCATGATGTCGGTAGAGGCCTGCACCTCGGCGGCATTGCCGGCGCCAAGATCAACGCCATTGGCGGCAAGCGCAACGCGCTGCCCGCTCTTGATCTGGCCGGCGCGCATCGAGATAGCACCGACATGACGCTCTCCCTGCAACAAAGCAGACTGCGCGCTTTTCTCGGCCATGCGGGCGCTGATTTCGGCCATGTCGGCCTGGAACTGAAGATTGGATTTTTGCGATTGGGCGCTGTAGTAGCTGCCAAATGCCGAGGAGAACATCCCCCCGACTTGCCCGATGATCGACATCTGGGCAATTTGCTGTGGGTTTAGATTGAACATGGTGCATCTCCTTTTGGATGGTGGCCACGATAGCCACCATCCAATGCACCACGCGCACAGATTAGCCGCCTAGAGCGACCTCCAAGGTCAGCGAAACCAAGGTCAGCGGAAGCGGATCGTATTGCCTGATAAACACCTGGCCGGACTCTGCCCAGGACGGCGTCAGCAAGAGCTGAATCTCGTCGCTCTTGAGCGACGGCGGGGAGCCGTTGGGCTCGGTCGTGCGCTGCTTGACCTCGGTCAGCTTGTCGGCGTCCGGACCGGCAAAAATACCCGACGACCTGAAAACGCGAAGCCATGCCTTGTTCACGTTCTTGTAGCGGCCTTGACCGAAGGCCCCGTCGATCTGCATGACCAAGGGCAGCGTTTTTGCATCTGCGGTGATAGGAAGGCCGACCTGGACCTTGCTCGCCTCAATGTGGAGCGTGATCGATCCGCCAGTCACAACCATTGGAGGATGGACTGCGCCGTCGGCGAGGATATTGACCGTCTTCCCCTCAAGATGGTCTAGTCCGCTGATCGTGTCAGCAGCAACGCCCGAGTAGGTCATGCCGGAATCGACAAAGAACGCATCTTCGATAGAGGCAAATTGCCGGGATGCCATGCGTTCGATGTAGCGCTTGCTCGATCCGTTGATCGTCCTCCGGATGACGCAATAGAGAACATCCTCGCTTCCCTCGGCTACAACCGTGCACGACTCGAATACCCCGTCAGTGTCGTGCCAGTGCCATGCGCCGACCTGCTGCTCGGGTACATAGGTCAGGCCCAGCAGCTTGCCGCTTGTGCTGACGAACCAGACGATAGGCTGCGGCGCCTTCGCATAGGCCATATCGACGATGTCGTATAAATCGAAGAGGTGCGGGGTTCGCAGTGACAGGTCACCGGTGATGAACCCGTTCGCCTGCCATGAATAGGCAAGCTCGCGAACGTGGCCGCCTCTGGCAGCGCCATAAATCAGCGTGTTGTTGATGATGGTCGGCTGCACGTTGCTGGCCCCGACATAGGATTGCGGCCGGACACTGATCGTGGTCGGGGTGATCGCATCGCTGTTCACCGAGGTGACGCGCCACTCTGCCGCCGATGTCAGCAGCAGAAGCTGTGTCATCGGAACAATGTGGCGAATCGTGTTGGCCTCACGGGCGGCAACACGGAAGGCGATGCGGTCGTCGTCGCGAATCGGTAGCGAATAGCTCATGTTCGACTCGGTGCCGCTCTTGGTCATCCAAATGTTTTGCGGCTGGTTGATCGTCCCGGCGAAAACCCGCCGCTGCTCGAAGTAGGACGCGGCCGCCGGGTACTTTCCGGCAGAGTCGAAAACCTGATCGTAGATCGGCGGCGTCTTCGAAAGATCGGGGTAAATGTTGTCGTCGGTGAATGACGTCCCGGTCGATTGACCGATGTAGCCGAACAAGCCAGTTTCCAATTTATAGACGTGATACCTGGTGGCGCCGGTCCGTGCCGTCCAGGTGATCGTGTTGGTGCATCCGGTTTGAAGCAGGTTTGACGCGACCTTGACCGCAGCGGATTGCGTTGATTCGACAACACCATCTGGCCCGATGCTGGTGACGCAGTATCGATACCAGTATTCGGCATTGCCAGATAGGCCCGCCGTGGTAACTGCCACGTCGGCCGGCGCGGCAATCGTCGGGGCAAAGGAAATGGTGGTCAGTTGCCAATTTGTAGCCCCCATCCGGCGCAGTTCCCGCGGGGCGTGCTCGGGATGAACGAGCGTGAGCACGTCAGCCGATTGGACATGGTGAACGTCGAAAAGCTGCGCCTCAGTGTAAGGATTCGGAATTTCGTAGATGTTCGGATTGCTTGGCAGGGCATACCACTTGCCGGCAGCAAGGTCGGTGGCAAACGTGCCTGACGTGTGTGCCGTGGTGCAGTAATAGTTGCTGCCTCCGCTTGAGCGCAAGTCGCCGATGGCGTAAGCGGTCGCAGTAACCCAGGCGGCCGGCGTGCTGTAAAGCAGCGTTTGGCCTTGCGTGTGGAATCGGAAATACCCGGCGCCCATCTCAATCGCCATGGTCTGCGTTGTCGAGTAGGTGAAAGGGATCAGGCGCGTCTTCTTGGACGAATCTTTGACTTCGCGAACGAACTGGAAGCCCGGGCGGTTTTCGATAGGGCCCTGCGGCTTCACGATGAAATTCCGGCAGGTAGCCATTCCGCTCTGGTACTTGGCGTCCCCGATCTGCCCGAACATCTCCGGGCCCAGCTCGCCACCATTGAATGATCGCTGTAGGGTTTTGACGTTCGGCATGGTCAGCCCCTTGCGGCGATAGACGCCGGGATGTGCTCAAGCTTGATTCGGCGTTGAGACGAGTCCGAGTTTTTGGCCTCGGTCAGATAGGCCTGCATCATCGCCGCCTGGCGCTTGGCCTCGGCGGCGCCGACGTCGCCCTTCAGGACCGGCCCGGCAAGCATAGCCGCCAGGTGATGCGACAACGCGCTGACGAACAGGGGTGAAAACTGGATTGGGTTATTGACGATGGCAGTGTATCGCAGCACCGCGTTTGCCTGGTCGGTGTAAATGACCTGAGCACCATCGGCATTCATTTCGCACGAGAACGGCTGCGGGATGGCTGTTCCGCCGCTGCCTGTGGAGGTGTAGTCGTCGCTCGACTCCGGCGGCAGGACAGCCAGGATATTGACTGCATCATTCGGCTGCGCATAGGCATAGTCCCATTCTGGCCACCCGGAACTGAGCAAAGCAAGCTGGATGCGCTTCGTCGCGAAGCCCCAGGCATGCATCTCCAGCAGCGAGTTACGGGCGATAGGGTAGAACCGCGCGCAGTGCTCTGCCTGTGCCGATCCTTCCGGTGGGTCGATGCTGGAAATTGTCGCTGTATCGCCGAGGTGGGCCAGGGCGAGGTTACAGATGTCGAGTTCGCTTGCCACGTTATTTCTCCAATCCTATGAAAAATGGGGGCTCATGGCCCCCATTTGGTTTGCTTCTTGCCTTCGATCAGGACTGGCTGCCGCCGTCCTTGGCCGGGGCCTTGGCATCGCCGGCGTCGGCCTGCTTTTCCGCCTTGGTCTTTCCGCCGTCCTTGGCCGGGGCCTTGGTCGGTTCAAACCAGGTTGCCTTGTCGCCGTCCGCAACGTCGAACACATCGCCTTCGTTGCGGTACTGGCCATAAAAGCCGGGCTTGGTTGCACGTACCTGCATGGCCTACTCCTTACGCCACCGTGAAGCCCGACGGGCGGGCGACGTTGCGCTGGATGGTGTTGGACACGTAGGCCGTGAACTTGCCGGCAGTCAGCGCGGCAGTGCCGACGCGCCAGACGATGCGGAAGTAACGACGCATGCCAACCGGCGGCGTGGTCTGCAACAACACGGTGCCGGCGGTCAGGCTGGCGACGGCCACTTCTTTACCGATCAGTACGTCGGCAAAAGTCGAATTGTCGGCAGAGTCCTGAAGCACGGCCTGGAGGGTGGCCGAGCCGCCGGAGGTTGCCGTCGTATCAACCACGGCATTGATATAGAGGTTTTCGCCGGTCATGGAAAGGTCGGAGGTATTGGCCGAGCCGGAGTCGTAAACGTTCGTGCTGGCGGTGTCGCCGGTCGAGGTTACGGCCTGGGCCGAGGCCAGCTTCGTGGATTGGTCAAGCATTCCCATTTTTGTTTCTCCTGAGTTAGACCACGCGGGCCTCGGTGGAAAGGATCTGATCCACGGTCAAGACCGGGACACCCATGAACTTCAGTTGGCCGCCCTGGATGCCAGTGCCTTGGCCAGCAACCGAGCCGGCGCCGACGGTGCCGTGTTGATTGAGCGCGTCGGTGAAGGACAGCGCGTTTTGCGACTTGTCCAGAGCACCGATGGACAGCATTTCCTTGACGGTACGGGAGGCCAGGAACATCGGCGTACCCATGCCCATGGACGGAATACGGGCCAGCGCCTTA